ATGGTGACTTCCCACCTAATTCTGTTGATTATCAGCCAATGACTGACCTTTGTTCGCCCCATTCTTACTGCTTCTAAGGCAAACATTTCAAAGTATTCCCAAACATGGGGATTCTCTTTATGCCAATTCCACCATATCTGCTTACGCTCTAAAAAACTTAAAGTCATATCAACTCCTATCAAAGTTAGTGGGTACTAACTTACGCTTTCCCCATTGAATCACATCAATATTTCCAAGTAACCGCTTTAACTGACCACATTTGTGCCGTTTGTAAATCAGTAATTGCAAGACTCAACATACGCTTTTCTTCAGAATTATCTGATTTCAAGCGTAAAGTATCGCAAGTATCAACAAGGTCAGCAAAGGCTTGTTTTAATTTTTGTACCATGTCGTCATTACTAGGATTAAATGTCACTCCACAGGCTTTTTCGCCAAAAGTCATTTGTTTTTCAATCATTTTTATCTCCTTAAAACGGAATATCTTGATCCATGTCCTCAATCTTGGCTTTAGGCTTGCTTTGAGGTTGGTTTGTTTGTTCTTCTTTAGGGCTGACTGCTAGTCCCATGAACTTGCCGTTCTTGCCCTCTTTAATCCATCCACTAATCCAATAAGATTTACCATCAACCATGATGTTACCTTTATAATTAGGATGCGATTCTTTTTCCCGCTTGTCGTTAGAAAAAAGTACTCCTGAGTTGTCCCGCTGTTCCATATTTACACCTTAATTTCATTGAGTTTTTTAACTTTGTCTTCCACTTCCATTAAGAACTGGACTACCTCTTTTTCGAGTTGTTCAATGTAGTCATCATTGCGCTCGATTCTTTTGATAAACAGTTGTAAGTGCGCTGGCATTCGTGGGTCAAAACTCACAAAGTCGCACCAACTTCTGTTTGCACAAACCATTTGCCACTGCATCTGGTCGTAATACTTCTTTGCTGGCTCGTCACCCAAAAGGGTTTCAATGTGTGTAGCAGTGTTCGGACACTTGATCTCCAAGCATCCATCATCACCCACAAGGCCATCAGGAGAGGCGGCAGACATGGCAATCCTTGGGTGGTCAATAGCACCTACCTGATCCACCATATTGCCTGTTTTAGCCTCGTATGCGGCACGAGCAAAGGTTTCGTTCTCGACACCCCACTCCATAGCTGCATTGCTGTAGGACTCTGCCACTTGGTTTGTCATGCGCTCGACTACCAGTTGTGCCATGTAGTTTGCTCTGCTTGTGCTGTAACCTGTCTTTGTCTTAGCAACAATGTCAGAGATACGAGAAGCAGTAGCCTTGCCACAACGCTGTGCAAACCATTCTGGAGAACCTTGTTCAATATCACTCATTTGTGTACTCCAATGCTTGCAGTTTGTTGATGCGCTCATTGATTTCAGTCACGGTCTTTTGATACTCAGCCATGACTTTTTGCTTTTGCTTTTCCAAAGCAGAGATTTTCTGCGCTCGTGGGTCATAGTCATCAGGTACGTCAATCTCAATTTCTTGTTCGCCTACATAGGTTCTGTAATTGTCGTCTTCAGCTTTAAAACTGAGAACTTCAAACTTGCCTTCGGTATCCCAATCGTACTTGCAATAGTGAATGTGGGCGGTTGTTTTGACTTTCATTTCAATGCTCCTTTACGCTTATCTTTTGCATCAATTACTTTCTTTTGCCAGCTTTTATCAGCACCGCAAGCAGTGTAAGCAGTTGTGTAAGCATCTTTCAGTTCCTCAAGGGTTGAAGCAGCATCAATAGCTGCCAAATGGTCAATCATCACGTTTACATCAATGTCTGAGCCCTCACCCTCTGGCAAGTCTTCACCCGCATAGATGTACAACGAGAGTCCATGTAAAGCCAATCCTTTGGTCATGCAGCGCATAATGGCAGTGTTGACCGCAAAAGCATCAGGATTTTCAATTGCTTTATTAAGATTGTTCATTACTGGAAGTTGGCAAGTCATTGGTTTGCCAAACATAGTGACTGTTACGAACACCATTGCAGTGCCGTTTATGTCCATGAAACACTTATCACCAAACATCTCAGTCTTGTAAGAGGCATCAGGGTCTGCTTTTAGTGCTTCAGCCCATGCCCACGCCCAAGACAAATAACTCAATTTACCTTTCTTCTCAATATGTTCATTGACATTCTTACTGAGAAGACTTAACACCTGTTCTTGATTCATCATTTAACTCCTGTTTTATTGAACTCTACGAATTTGTTTAACCACTTCTTCTTTCTTACTCTCTTTAACTCCTTTCTTTTCAAACTTCTTCCATGTTGCTGACACATCGGTCAGGGCTGAGTTCACATACCCAAATTCAGGGTCGGTAATTAGTTTGGATGGCATAACCACCCGCTGTACCTTTGGCTGTTGCTTGACTCTCTTAGCCGCCTTTTGCCGCAATTTCTGACGCTCGTTGATGCTGAGTGTCGGTATCCAAATCTCGAAATAAGATAAAAAACGAATCATCGCAGCATGGACTTTTTGGGCTATGCGGTTTAACACAGAATGCACAATAATATTCATTAGAATGTTCCTCAATAATACGATCAAGGTTGAGCTTAGTCTTCATTGTTGACCTCGCCTTTGGAGTAAGGGTTGATTTTAACTTTTACCTTGCAGTCTTCCAAGGCTTCCTGCTGGCGTTCAATACGATAACAACGCCATAGGTTTAATTCTTCTTCCTCGTCTACCCAAGGGGTCAAAGGCAAGTCGTTAGCGACCTGTGCAAGACGCTGTGCTTTTAATTCGACTCTGGCTCTCACCATGTCAGCAACATCAGACCAAGCATTAGACTGTATTGCTTCTACGATAGCTTGACTATCGCATATCGCATCTGCAACATCTTCTGAACTCATATCTTGCAGTGCCATCCAAGTATCTCGTTCCAAATCAATCATCATTTACTCCTGTTTAAAACCTATCAATGTGTGTATTCTGTCAGACATTACCATGATTGATATAGGGAATTTCCCTAGTATCAGCCGTTCTTTTGCTTAAGTTTGGCTTCAATGGCTTGGTAAAGTTCATACGACATTCCGTATGGCAACACTCCGCATTTAATGAGTTCGATTCGTGTCAGCCCTACCCATGTGCGCTGTTGTTGGGATGCTTTAAGTTGACTTATAGTCAGATAAGGGTTGTCACCCCACTTGCAGCCAAGTGCGTCATGCAGGTCTAAGCAAACTTGCGCCATTGCATACGCTTGCTTCGCAGATAAGGGAGGCTCTTGCTCTGGCTGTGCTTTTACTTTTGGAATCGCAGGGCAATTTTCATCGCCATATTTGCAAACCGGATATTCACCTTGGTAGCAATGAGCCAAATGAACCGCACTGTTGTCATACTCTTGCTCTTGCTGTGCCAAGGCTTCTTTGATGGCGGCAATGGCTTCGTCTGTTTGTTTATTAATTGGGTCAACATCAAAACAATCAGAATAATAGCCATCCATGCAGTACACCAATCCTCCCTTAGTGCCAGACCCGTTAATAAGTTGGTCGTTTGCTTCCAACGCCTCAAGCGCCTGTTTCAATACTTCAATCATGCTTCACCTCTGGCTCTGATGGCATTTGCTATCTCTCGTTTTGCGTTTATACCAACCCATTCAGGGTATTCTTCAATTAAATTTGCACAGGCTTCACGCTCTTTGGCGGTTGCTAGTTTATAAAAGGCTTTGGCGGCTTGCATTGCGGCTGAGTTCTCCATTTTGAAACCAGCCTCTCTAGCCATCTCAATGATTTCATGTGTCATTTCTTCATTCCTTGAACGTAAACACACAGACTGTCTAGCGTATCTTTGCCAAACCCCTGCATTTTCTGAATTTCAACAGTTACTTCATCAATCACTTTGTTTCGCAACCAATCATAGAATTCCTGTTGGCTTTTAAAAACTGGTGCATCAGTTGGTTCATTAAATTTACTCATCGCCGTAGCTTTCTTCTAAAGTCTTTTCTTCAAGGTAAAAGAACGAGTTGCAACCACGGCAGTGGTAAGAACCCTCGTCTTCAAATAATGTGCCGCCGCAGCCTACATACGGGCATTTTTCACGGCTTTCATCTGCAAACAAGGGTTGGTAACGCTTAGACATTGGACACCTTTCAAGTTGTTGAGCGTGTAGTGTATGACACAATATGATATGTCTGACACTAGGACATACCCTTATTGTCAAACTGTCTGACACAAACAACAATTCAATCTTTTAACCAACAGAAGACAAAATGCCAAGACCGCCATCCGAACTAACAGGCAGCAATATGCAGATTGCAGTCAGGGTAACCAAGTCCCTGAGAGAAGAATTCCACAATATGGGAGGGGGAATGTGGTTGCGGAAACTGCTTGCCGATTTGATTGAGCAGCGCAAGAAAAGAGAAGCAGAGTTTAAAAAGAAATGATATAGTCATGCGAAACGTGGCTAGGGAGTGCAACCCGAAAAGACGATTCTTCACCGTCCTGCCAATGTTTCATCCTGTGAAGATGACCAATGAAGTAAGGTTGTTATGCATTTTTATCAGTTCCATATTGGCGACTACAAGTCCCACACACATCATTTGAGTCTTATAGAAGACTTGGCTTTCAGGCGATTGCTTGACCATTATTATTTACACGAAGCACCTATTAAACAGCGTGATATAGCTAGACAAATAGGAATGCGGGACAACGAACAAGAAGTATTGACTGTACTTAACGAGTTCTTTGTCTCAACTGAAAAAGGCTTTGTAAATCCCCGTGCTGATGAGGAAATTGCCAAATACCGAAAGTTTTCTGAGGATGGAAAAAAAGGTGCGGCAAAGCGATGGCACAAGGATAGTAATGGGGAGGCCAATAGCCCCCCTAATGCAACCCCAATAGCAACCAATAACCAAGAACCAATAACCAATAACCATAAACCAATAAAAGATAAAGCAACTGTCGTTGCTACGCCTCACGGCGTTTCATCATCAGTGTGGGATGATTTTGTCAAACATCGAAAGACCAAGAAAGCACAGGTCACACAGTTGGTCATTGATGGAATTCAGAAAGAAGCCGATAAAGCAGGGTTTTCCCTTGAAGATGCTTTAAAAGAAACTGTGTTGCGAAATTGGCAATCATTTAAAGCTGAATGGGTTGAAACGAAACAAACAAGCAATGGTCTGACAAAAACAGGTCAAATGAATCAAACAGTAATGTCAGGGTTAACCCGTGGATTAATGGGAGGTGATAAAAATGTCAAGTTCATTGGAAACTGAATTATTTGATTTTGATGACGGTTTGGATTATGTGTTTGCCAGAATGAGTGCAATTTATGGTTCAGCTTTTGCAAGGCATTGGGATGGAATTGATCCAACATTGATACGCCAAGAATGGAAGCGGCAACTAGGGAATTTCCTGACATATAAGCCAAGCCTTGATTATGCTTTTGATAGACTGAATGGTGATTTCGTTCCAAGTGCAATTAAATTCAGGGAATTTTGCAATGCTGGCCCTGCAATTCCACGAAATGAATTGCAAATCACTCATAACCCAACACCTGTAAGCCCTGAAGTGGTCGCAGAGGCAAAACGTAAACTTGCAGAATTTAGAGGAAAGAAGCACACAATATGACATTAGATGAAGCTCACCGAATTCTGGACACTCAAAAAGATGGAACAAGATTGCACCCTGTTGTCAAAATCACACAAGCCCTTTGGGTTACCGGAGACATTGCAAGCCCACTATCAAGACACGCTAGACCATTTGATTCTGATGGCATCACAGAGTGGCTGGAAAGCCTATGCGTGGCACAGAGCGAAAGAACTGGAGAGCCACTATTTGGGGATTTACAGCGGGATCAGTCAGGAATTGACAGCCAAAATGAAAGATAAAAAACAAGATGAAGAAAGGTTATCAATATGACTATTTACATTGGTTGTGACCCTGGTAGCGTATCAGGCGCAATAGGCGCATTAGACGATCAGGGTAATTACTTAGAGGCATTCGATATTGAGCATAGAGATAAACATATATTGGCTTTAGTTTTCAAATCTAGATTGTTGTCAATAATTGATCCCAAAGAAGGCGCAGAGATTTGCATGGAGCAGGTGCATTCAATGCCAAACCAAGGGGTTAGCTCTACCTTTGCGTTTGGACGGGCTGTAGGGGTTATTTCAGCCGTTTGCGAGTTAACCCGATACCCTGTTCACCTTGTCACCCCGCAGCGATGGAAGAAGCACTTTCACTTGTCAGCCGATAAAAACGAGTCTTTGGATATGGCACGGTACTATTGGCCGGAAGCTAAATTAAACTTAAAAAGACACGGTAACAAAGCAGAGGCATTGTTGATTGCAGAATATTTGAGGCACGAGTTGCATGGCATCGAAATCAAAAAAACCGCCTAATTCCACGGGTTTAGTGGTTTATTTCAGCGAACAGGAAAAAATAGCACTTAGGCACATAGGCAATGGTTCTGCATCTGAGGGTGCAAGGGTTTCGATTCGATGGGCTGCACACTTTTGGAATGTCGGACTCAGACCAGATCACAATTTAAACCATGTGGGCTTGAGTTTATTTGTTGACGATGAATATGCTGATGACCTATGACGTTAAAAACACCGCTAAAACGGCTTCTAATGCACTTTACAGGGCTTGATTTTAGTTTGCCCTCAATACCCTACATGATCGGGCTTGCAAGGGCTTAAAAGTAGGCAATAAAAAACCGCCCGAAGGCGGCTGAATGTTAGTGGTTACTGACTTTATTCTGTCAATTTATTGAATTCATCTAATTGTTCGTTTTCAGTCGCAAACCATAAGCATTCGACAACTTCACAAAAAACGTCATCGCTATCTATGATTTCAATGCAAAAAGGATATTCAGGGTTAACAACGTCATCATAAAATTTAATAAAATTCATTTTTAACACCTTTAATAGTCTAGACTTTGAGCAATGATTTTAAAATGGCACGGGTAACCCGATTCATTTTGTGATCTTCTTATTGAATTAACAATCAATTCAAGTTGAATAAAGTCAGCGTTTGCTAACTTC